CATAGATCACCATCTTCTACCGTAATTGATGTAATAGATTGAGGGTCGTCAAGACCTCTGAACATTATCTTTTGACCGCTCGGTATATAAGTCAACTCAAGTGGTGACTTGGTTGCTTTCCATAGATGAGCAACTCCAAGATGATTGATTGCCCATTTTAACTGAGCATAAGTTGAGTCCTTATGAGTATTGTAGTATCGTCTGATTACAAGAGTGTGAGGTTTAAGTCCATATTTATGCCAATACTTCATCATATTATATGGAAACCAAAAGGACGCCGTGGTTGATTTCTTGCTTCCCCGCCCTCCCTTTAATACTCGATATCTATGTCTTGAGTTCCAAAATGTCTTATACCCTTTTCCAATGATTTCGGGTAGGCTCTTCTTTGTTACTAAATCTGGTATCAATGCCATACCCCCTTATTCGAATTATAATACATCTGCTTTCTCTTGAGCTTTTTTAGTTTATGAGTGAGGGTCTCTTTATATTTAGGGTTGGTAGTGATTCTTCTTGCTGCCTCGATTAAGTATGGACTTTTAGGAATAGTATTTTTTCTGATGAGTCTTATCATTACATAGCAGGTTGATAATTTCTGGAAATGCCCATGATTTTCATATTTACCGTTTACATTGCTGACTATATAATCTCTTGACCCTTTTTGTATCTTGTATCCATCTATGATATCAATGAATTCCGCCATCATCTTCCCCCACGCTTTCAACATCTCCAGCGCTGAAATTGTTGAAACTGTTGTATTAATCTTCCAATTCTTCCTCCCCGGTAAATACTACCGTTCCATTAAGATTGATTGTTTCCTCATTAAATCCTTGCATCTTATTGAGTTCTGCTACTGCATCTGTTATCCCTTTATTATTGACCTGGGACGCTCTTCTTGCTTTCCTCTGTTTGAGTACCTCTTTTATATAACTGGTTGCTCTTTCGGGGTCTTCTATCATCATCCGATGTAACAACTCAAGTTCCTCTTCTGCTGCCTGGTCAATTCTTTCCAGGTCTTTTCTATTTACATCAATAACATATCTTAAAGTTTCAATGGACTGTTCTCTTGTCCATCTGGTCTTCTCTTGCTCCTCTTTTCTAAATAAGTCCAATAATTCGTCGTACCTTCTTTTTATCTTCTCCTGCTTAAACAAAGTTGATGCTGCTGAGTCTACCGCTGAGTCTTTCCATTTCTTCTTAGAAGGGTAAGCTTTTATATATGCTTTTCTCTGACTCTCACCATTTATAAGTTCATTGATAAATCTTTCTTGCTGTTTGGTTACCCTATCTTTATTATAATTCATCTTTGACATTTTTATCCCTCCTTTCTATATTTGGTTCTCGATTATCATTTCGCGCCACCATCTTTTTCTACCATCTGGAATACCTTTATCCCGCCCATGAGAAATAGCATCTTTAGAAAGAATACTCCTATATGTCCCCATTCTATTGCTCTATGAGCTTGGGTATAATCTGGACTGAAATAGATTCTGATTAAGTCTCCCACTACCATGATTGATAGTACTTTGACTAAATGCGATACCTTAAACCTTATCATCTTAACTCCCCCTTAAACGCAAATGACTGCCTCTTTTGATACCTCTTGGAGTCTATCCTCTTCATAATCATCTTTAGTGCTAAATAGAATAGTCTGAGCGGGGTTACTTTTAGTCCCTTTTATCTTTAATTTCCTCTCACTGACTTCTATATTGAATCTTTGAAGTAAGATTTCTAGGTCTTTTTTTAATGCTATGATATCATCTTTAGTTGGCACCACTAGGAATATCACTCGGTGTTTTTTCGCCGCCGGTTTAATCCGGTCAAATAGCTCTACTGCTTCATCTTGACTCTTAAAGAAATTCATGAATAGTTTTTCCCCTTTACATAATAATAGCAAGAGCAGTCTGTCTCTCTTGATATTATTATATAACATATATGGACTCTTTTCAATATCAAAGTCCAATTTATCTTTTGCTACCTTCCACCTTTGTTCCCGGTCCCCTTTTCCTCATCTCGAATAATGGTTTATGGGTTGATTCTGCCATGAATTTCTTATAGCAAGTACTGCCAAATCCCAATTCAATTGATTCAGGATTCTTAAGCTTCCTCCCACATCGTCTGCAAATGTTATTTTTTCTTATAATTTCCGGTTTTAACATACCGGTCATGTCTTCCATTATCCCCACCTGCCTTTCTATAGCATGTGTATGAGCATTGTAGCTCTATTCTTCCATGACTATTTTTAACCTTATACATATGCATTGGTGCCGGGAGAAATTCTTTACCACATATGCTGCATTTTTTAAGTTCCCACATATCCATCCCCTCTCTAAAGTAAAGAGGCTAATATATAATCCAATGCTATACTTTGGTCTATTGCCCCCGTTTTAATACCCTTTTCGGTTTCTCTGATGCTCCTCAGTCCCTTGACTAATTCGCCTATGCTATAATGATTGCCTTTTTCTCTTGCTATCTTTATCTGCCAAGCAGTTAATCCGGTCCTATTTGATACATCTCCGCCTCCTGCGCTCTGTACGAGAAGCATTGACCTGATATTGCTATATAATAGGCTGATTACTCCCAATGGACTCTCATTGACTTCTTTTAGCTCATGCCATAGCTCATAAGATTGATGTGGTTGGCGTCTACATACCGCATCAATCAATTCAAATATTACATCCTTTGGTGATGAGTAAATAAGCTTTTCTTTGACCGCCATATCATATGCCATTTCTATTGGCATATTTATTGCTTTTGATAGATGAGTCAATTTGTCACATTCGAGTAATATCCTACTATAATCACAATCACATAGATTAGCAAATTCGATTGCTTTATTGATTTCCAACCCTATTTCCTTCTTGATATACTTTGCCAAAACCTCTGGAATCAATTTCTCAAATTCCGTCAACATATCTGTATGAGCTTTGTAGAATTTACTTCTTTTATCAAGGTTTGTATATATCAAGATGATTACATTCTTACCTTGAGTTACCCCGCTATTTAATCCCGCCCATATCTTTTCTTGACTTAAATAGTCTTTGTCATCTCTGATAACATATAAGTTCGCTTTATTCATAAAAGTATTGTTTTGTAATCTGCTATATATGGATGATATTGAGTCCATCCTTTTAGCTGGTATTTCCATTACCTCTGATATCTTTTTTATATAGATATCCATTACCGCTACTTCTTCGCCAGTAAAGATATAAAGCGGTTGTATAATCTTTTTAACCAACTGCTCTTTGAGTTCATATAATTGCATTTATTAGCGCCTCCTTTCCTCTCACATTCCTGGCAGACCATTCTGCCTTCCGGTACATACTCACCACATATAACGCATCTATCATCAAGTGGCAAATACCGTTGTTTTAGATTTGGTGGACTGAGATGCATCATCTTATCCCTCCTTTATCCATACCCCTCTTGTTTCCAATATCCACATATCTACGGTTGAGCTTTTATTGACTCCGTTGATACTTAATTGAGATAAGTATTTACTGGTCACCTTGATGGTATCCTTTAACTCTCTGCTTGGGGTCTCAATCATTAATTGCCTACTGGCGTACATGATTGCCTTAAAGAATAGTGATATATCCCAACCACCATCTCCCTCTTTATAGTTAAATCTTGATGCTATCTTGAAGGCATTTGCTCCATTGACTACTCCGATATTCTTGATTACGGTCTCTACAAATTTATAAAACTCAATTATATTATATCGTACAATCAAATCTATCTCACCAGGTACCGTACAAATATTGGTTACAATATGCTCCTCTGCTTCATTGAGGTCATATCCTTTTTCATCTGCATATCTTAATAATTCACTTGGGGTATAGGGGTCAAGATTGATGATGGTACCCCGACTCCTCAAAGTCTGAAGAGTGTTATTTATGTCAGTGATGGTCATTATGAAATATGCCTTTTGAGGCGGTTCCTCGGTTATCTTGAGTAGAGCATTCTTTGCTGCCAAACTCATCTTGTCCGCATCTGCTAATAAATAAACGATAGGTTCCGTCTGCTTATAGGCAAGTTTTATGATATCTCTGATTGTATCTACCTTTACATCAGTGCTAATCAAATGAGCATTGAGGGTCTTTGCTATCTCTTTTGCTATGAGCTTTTTACCCCCATGCTTCTGACCACAGATGATGCTAAATCGTGGAAAGTTACCGTTTGCTATTCTCTTGATGGTTTCTAATACCTTAGTTTGCCCAATCATTGCTCTACTTCCTGACACCATAGAATCAAGGTTGCTTCAATGAGTGGTTTAGGATTTGGCTCCCATTTGATATCTGCATTAAGTCTGACCACCTCATCAAGTAACTCCTTGATATCTTGATACTCCTCATTGGTATATCCATTAAGTGCTTCTTCATAGGTTGATGGAATCTGTAAATACTCAAAATCTCCTATCAAGAAATACTTATAAGCATCTAATAGAAAATTCATATAGAGTTTCATAAATTGCTTTAAGTCAACTCCGCTTCTATGTGCCTCTTCAATAATCTTGACCACCTCATCTGCTTTGGCGTCAATGATATTATCAGTTAAGTCAAACATGATATTATAATCAATCGTACCAAGTGACTCTACCACCGTTTTAACGCTCAAATTGAGGTCATAGCTTAAGCATTTATCAAGTAAGGTAATTGCATCACGCATCCCGCCATCTGCTAATTTCGCTATATAACCAAGGGCCTCCATGTCGTAAATGATATCTTCTTGGTTAGTCTCATTCTCCCAATCAAGGATTTGCTTGAGTCTATCCACTACTGATTGATAGGTGATTCTCTGGAAATCGTATCGCTGTACCCTTGAGATGATGGTTGCCGGTATCTTTTGAGGGTCAGTTGTACAGAATATAAACATTGTTTGAGCTGGAGGTTCTTCTATTAATTTCAGCATTGCATTCCAAGCTCCAGTTGATAGCATATGGCACTCGTCAATAATATATACCTTATATGCTGCATCAAGTGCCTTGAACTTTGCGTTATCAATGATATCTCTCACATTCTCAACCCCATTATTGGATGCTGCATCAATCTCAATCGGGTTACCTTCATGGTCATTGATTTCATTTGCAAAGATGCGGGCGCAGGTGGTTTTACCCGTCCCTGCCCCGCCAGTAAATAGATAAGTGTTTTTATGGGTCTTTGTCTTGAGTTGCTCTTGCAATATTTTCTTGACCGCTCCCTGCTCTACCACATCATCAAATGTTCGGGGTCTATATTTGATTGCTAATGCCTTCATTTAATTCATTCCTCCCCCAAACATCTTATCGAATATATTTTTCAGCTCTGGAGGCATCTCCTCATGCCTATCACAGTCACCATCGCATCCCTCTGGTTCCTCATCATCTCCAAATAGTTTAGACAGGACCTCTGCAAATATCTCACCTGGGTCTTTCTTGGAAAACTCAACCGCTCTCTGCATATCTGCAATAAACTCTTCCATTGAGACCTCTTCAATCTCTGCGATTCTCTCTATAATTGCCAGTATACCTGCTTTTACTGCCGCTTTGTTTCCTCTTACCTCAATCGTTACTTTACCCTCTTTGGTCAATTCAAATGATACCTTTGCAGTCATGTTCATCATATTAATTTTCCTCCTCTAAATAAGTTTGTAATTGCTTAAAAAGTGATTCATCTATTATATAGAAGTTTTCCAAATTCCCTAAACCACCAAAGCTAAATGCTACCGCCCAATATGGTTTTCCTATTGCAAATGCCTCTTCCTTGAGTTTATCAATCCAATCTCTTTTGATGCTCATGGATTGTTTCTCAGTCATTGCTGTTTTACACTCAATACAAAATTGGTCGGTCTTAACATCGCCTTTCATAAAAGCAGTTGCTCCGCTATTTGGTTGTCTCTTTCCATTGAGCTTTTTCGCCACTCTTGATTCTTGAGCTTTACTATATTTTCTCGTATTCATTTTACCTTCACCACCAATCCATTTTCCATCTTGACCTCGGCATACCATCTATGTGGTTCCGGATAATGAGGGCCTTCTACAAATTCGGTCCCATTCATCTTTGGCGCCCCAAGTCCCGGCGAGTAAAGACTAATTGGTTGGCCTGCTGCTACCGCCTCTTTGAAAGCTTTTTTAGTTTTGAAATTAATATTAGTATATATTTGTTTTCCTCCTCTTGAGTTATAGGGGTGAGATATTACCTCACCCATTATATAGAATTTTTATCTGGTTTCTAAATATGTTTCCTCCTGTATTGAGGATTTGATAACCCATCCGGTCCACTTGATTTCTCTGAGTTGCTTATCAACTTCCTTGACCGCTCTCTTGAGTTCTTCCTCATCATCAAATGGGTTATTGTATCCATGATTACCACATTCCGGTCCGATACCAAAGTATTTGCTTACTGGATTGGTCAAGGTCCTGCCGCATCTCATGCAGTGGGTTGTTACATCTTCCGTAATCTCTCCCCACAATTCCATCTGCACCATGCCTTTGGTTTCCTTGAGTTTCTTACCAACCATGATTCTCATTGGCATTGGATTACCGTCATTCCACTTATTATGAAAATCGAATTCCGGGCTTGCAGGCTTTGTCATATACTGACGAACCTTGATTTTATATATTGGTGAGCCCTCAATTTCTTGTATGTTGTTTAACGGAGCCTTCTCAGGTGTTTGTTCTTACTTATTACCGGTTTTATTTAGAATGATGACTACTTCTCCTTCATATCCTTTTAAAGCTTGTACAGCAGCTTTTACGCCGCTGTACGTTATACCATTAACCTCCAATGAACCCTTATATCCCTCTAATAGATTAAGCATTTATCCCACCCCACTTTTTCAATTGCCTTTGAACTTTTCTATCAACTATTTCTGGGGAACCCCCAAATATTACTTTAGTGTCATAATAATCGACTGTTGGATTTCTCAAGACGCAATACCATTTATTCTTTTGTGTTTTATCTTCTTTAATTTTGTATTGACTATCCATATTATTTCACCTCCCAATAATTTCCTACGCATTTGTGACTACAATTCCAGGTATCATATATCTTGCCATCTTGTACCACTGATAGATGATTCGCCAGGGATATAATGTAAGTCCCTTTGCTATATTTCTTAGCGAATTGCTCTGCGGTATATTTGGTGTTATCTGATTTCCTCGGTTGCTTCTCCATCGGATATCCTTCTTGCTTTAAATATTGCTTATAGGTTGGAGTTGCACTTGGGGTGTCTTTGATACTGAGCCCCACCAAACATAATCCGTGATAAGTTTCCTCCCAAGTCTTTCCGGTTGCTTTTGCTATTGCTCTGATTACACAATCACTTGCCCTTAATGACCCTTTTGGATTTTCGTTGTGAAATATAAATCTACCTTTGCTTTGTCTAAATTCTGCCGCCATTTATTCTACCTCCCCATTATATAGATTGACTTGATATACTAAGTAGTCCATTACTTCCTCATCATCATCTGAACCATATAATGTGATTCCTTGATTATCATTTAAACATTCTACTACTTCTCTCCAGCTCATCATTTCATCTTCATCTAATATAGATGCCATTCCCTTTACTTCTTGGTCGATTGCTTTTTTAATCTTTGCTGTCAATTTCATCTTTATTACCTCCTTGAGTTTTATGAGTAGGTATTACTTCCTATCTCTTGATAATATTATATAACATATTAATGAATAAGTCAAGACTTTTGGTTATATTTTCTCAATACTTTTGATAAATCCCACCCTTTGAAGCTCTCTCAAGAATTCTAAATCGCTTGAGTAGATGATTTTCTCACCATTAAAGTTCGCTACTCGTCTGACTATATTCTCTTTGTATTCCATCGGGTTATTATAGATTGTCCAATCTTCCAATTTAAGCTGCATTATCAATGCCCGCTCATTTGCTCCTACATATACGCTGCCATCACCAAGTGTAATTTTCATCATTTTCTTTTCCTCCTGATATTTTATAGTTGCCCGTTAGGTCGATAGCTCATCCTATTTGATTTATGCTGCTGCTAATTGTTTTGCTCTGCCTCTATACCATTTGAGCATTTGTACTATTTCTTCGTCTGCTCCCAAGGCTGCTATCAATCCTAATTTATTTCTGAGACTCTGGATTGTATCGGTCTTTTCGTTATAGGTCTTTTGTACTGGGGTCTTTCCTGCTTCTACCATCTGTTGAGTCAATAGAATCCAGTTATACATTTTCTCAAATTCGATGGTTCCACTATGCTGTCTGAATTCGATGGTTCCATATTTTACATATGATTGAAGATTTAGTTTGATGTATCTGGTCCCAAATATATTATTGATATCTTCCATTGTATTGACCGCTTTCAATTTATCAAGTACTCTCTGTTGATTTGAGTGTCTGAAGAGGCTCCCACAATATTGGTTGTTATTTGCTCTTCTGCTCTTTGGTAAAAATGTGTCGATTGTCTTTTCCAATTTGATGTAAAGAGCGTAGATATTTGCTGCTTGCTTTGCATCTAAATCATTGATATCGTGATGTACATGTAATCCGCATCTTCTATCAACTTTTGCGCCTGCCTCTGCCAACGCCTCTGTTGCTAATCTTAATTGATTAAGGCCATCTCTTCCTTTAAGTACCGGGCTTACTAATTCAAATCCACAGCTACTATCAGTGATTGCTTTCCAATGACGTCTTGTGAGGTGGTTATATCCCTCAACCTCTGCCAATAATCCTTTTTGTTTCATCAATCTTACTACGGTCTCTCTTGATGCTGTTGTAAATTCGATTTCGATTCCAAATGTTCTTTCTTCATTGAATTTCTGAGTTGTCATAGTTTTTACCTCCTTGAGTGATAAGTTATTTCCTATCTCTATCTTTAATAATATTATATAACATATTAATTGATAAGTCAAGCCTTTTTGGTAACAAAAGTAAAAAAAAAGAAGGGATTTTTACCCTTCAATTTATTTCGCTGAAATCAACTCTGATACCTTTTCTGATATCTCATTATATAGATGAAGGTCGTTTTGAAGATAATCAATCAAGTTTGGTTTACCCTGTATCTTGATGACTTCTCCCTCTTCATCGGTGATTATCTCTCCGGTCTCAATATCTACAAAATTAAACCATGCTCCTGCTTGATTGATAATCCCATATTTTAGCGCCACCTCTATGGTATCCGCTATCTTATCAATGCCGGTTTCATAATTGAGGGTATAGTATCCGACCCTTCTATCTGGTTTACAAACCTTAGTCTTTGCTACGTTTATCAAAACCTGATTTCCTGCCGGGGTCTCTGCACTCCTCTTGAGTTCATTCCCTCTTTCATCAATATAGGACCCCTTTTGGAACATCAATCTGACGCTACAATTATGCTTCCATCCCTTACCGCCGGTTGTAATCATCCCGCCATAAGGACTATTCATATTCTCTCTCATCTGATTTATACCAATGAGGGTGCAATTATATTTATTGCATAATAGCTCTGCCTTTTTACTAAACAAAGTCAATGCCGCTGCAATACCACCATAAGTCTTTTCCTCCATGGTCTTTTCATATGCTTGAGAGGATAACATAACCCCAAGACTATCAATAACCACTAATCCCACTTCATCGGTCTCCATCATCTGCAGTAACATCTCGAATATCTGCTCTGCCGTCTGACTTTGAGGTTTCAATAATACCAGTTTGTCGGTATCAACCCCAAGGTTTCTTGCCCAATCCTCATCAAGGGTATTTTCACAATCTGCATATACCACTTGCTTTGGACCTCTTGCTTTGAGATAGTCAAGTCTTGTCTGCTGCTCTTTTTTCCTCTTATCTATTGATTCGAGGTCTTTGATTTCCTGCTCCCACTCATCCTCGAATAAGGGTTGAGCATTTGCTACAATATCAAGAGCAGTTGTGGTTTTACCGCCATTTTCCTCCCCTGCAAACTCAATGATTCTCCCCCTCGGTAATCCACCATATAGCATGTAATTTGCTCGAGGACTGCTGAATGGTATCTTTTGAGTCTGTATAAGTGGGATACCTCTTGCTGCAATCTCTTCTTTATATTGCTTATTAAAATCTTTTATTAACATATCCAATTTACTCATTTAGATAAATCACCTCATCCCTTTATCACTTTTTCAATTTGCTTCCTTGACAATCCTTGCTCTTCTAGATATTTAGCTTTCTTTTCACAATCCTTGCATCCGTAAGCTTCCATAGGGCTTGTTCTTTTCAGATATAGATTCTTACCTCTACAATATGGGCATTTAGGTCTGAACATTTATTGCCCTCCTACTCTACCAGGGTCAACTCTTGCTACCTCATACTCAACCATTCGTCTTGATATGATTTTCTTGATACTCTGTAAGGTCTCATTTGCTGCTTCCATTCTGAGTTTTACTTTTTTATAGGCTCTTTGGTATGCAATATGAGCTATGTATTCATTCTGAGTTGCAAGCTCTGCCGCTGCTGATTTGTCTGCTATAGTCCCAGTTGCTTTATCATAGATTTCATTGTATAGCTCTTGCTTGACTGCTTTTGCCACATCTTCCTTAATCCCCAATGCCTCCTGAGCCTCTCCAGTGAAATAAATCAATACCGGGATATTAAGAGCGAAGTCATCAAGCTCCCGGTCAGTAGGCGGATTTGCAGTGTCATTAAGGATATTTCTGATGAACTGCATATATTCATCGAGTGACCTACAGTATTCTGATACCAATCGGTTTACGATTGAGTCCAACAGGTCACTATTTTCATCAATCCTCTTCTGTAGACTCCTTACTTTACCTGCATCAATTGTACCACTTAAGGCTGATTCAGATATTTTTGCCATATCTCTGCCACCTCTTTTCTCCATTTCTTTCCTGCCCATTGGTCAAGATTATCAAGAAAAGTCCTTGCATCATAATCAAACAATATCCTTTTCTTTCTCCCAGGTATCCTAATATTTAGTACCTGGTCATCATTCAATGGGTCTCCTGCCGCTAAATATTTAACATTTAATGACTTTGCTCCTGCATCTCTGATTCTCTTTAGTTCCTGGATTGGTACAAAAGTAGTGGTATCATGCTCGATAAACCAAACAATGATTCCTGCCACTACTCCTGGTATTTTAGATTTTTCAACCAATCCATCCCACTGGTCTTTTGTGATTGCTGAAGTGAAATTGAGGGTATTACCAGAAAATGCTTTGCATTCAAAATAATATTGATATGGTAGTCTGAAGACCCCAAAGTCGCATATATTTCTAATCCCGGCATACCCTGCCATTGGGTCTGGAAAGCGGTCAAGTGAGATATCAGGATGTTTTAAGAATGCTTTTTTTATCACCTCTTCAAACTGTTTCCCTCTGCTCACTCCCATCAGTTACCCACCTTCCTACACTCAGTCTTGTAATTGCAGTATTGACAAATCTTTTTTGTGATATCAGCAGGAATGGGTGGTGGGGTCAATTTCCTCACATAGGTATCACATTCCTCAATTTTAGATACTATCAAGTCGAATTTCATATCATCAGTGACTTCTAAAATATATGCTTTCTTATCACAATTATCTCGGTTCTCATAAAGAAACATTATCTGATTAATCCCAAGGCAGGTAGCATATGCAGTACCCTGAGGGATATGTTCTTCCGCTACTCCTGACCTATTCTGCCATTTATAGATTGTTTCAGTCTTAATCTCAAGGATGTAATATTGATTTTTGTACTTGATGATTCCATCACATAGGAAACTGATATTGAGGTCTTTGTGATATAATTTAGTTTCATATCCCTGCTGCTTGACTATTTCTAAATAATCCAGACCTCTCATCTTAACAAATTTCGCTACGTCGATATACTCGCAATCCATCCCAAAATCTTTCATATGGGTTACCGCTTCCTGCAATCTCTCATGCCGGTCACTACCGGATTGTACGATTCCTACAAGAGTAGCATTTGCTCTCTGCTCCTCAGGGTCAGCCCCGGTTACTTGGAAGTACATATTCCTTATACAAGTCATTGAGGATGGTTTATAACTTTTCGAAGGAGTCCTTCCATCTATCGAGTGCTGCTTTTCAATAGCTGCTTTGAGGTCAGCCATAAATTGCTCATTGACTGGCATTTCATTTGTGGCTGCCTCTATCAGCTTAAATACATTTTTAAGACTCTGACGTTTCGCCATTTTCTTCCCTCCATTTCTGCCATCGGCGGATATTGGATTGACGTATTTTTTCTCTTTGCTCTTCTGTAAGTTTCTTGCCCAGCATAGTGCCCGGTTTTCCTTTATTCCAAGCCTCTCTTCCTTTTAAAGAGTTACTTAAATTTTTCCGATGCTCTTCTGAAAAAGTTCTGCCAATCATTTTATTTTTCTGCTCTTCACTCATTGGGACCCCTTTGTTTGGAGCGGTATCCTGACCCCCTTCGGTTATATTATATACATATAAAGATTTATTGCCTCCAAAATAAGAAATCCAATATCTTTCCCTATCATTACCATCAGAGGAGGTACAAAACTCAAGCGCAGATGACGAAAATACTTTTTTACCATACTTATTATAATCCTCTTGCAGGAGTTCGTTAAAATGAACTCCTCGAGCAAGAAGACTTAAATGCGCTCTAAAGCGATTTTCTAATTTCTGAGTTGTTTGTCCTACATAAACTTTATTATTCTTATTATTCCGAATGAGATAAATAATTACCTTTTTATTCTTCATTGCCCTCCCCAGCTACTCGGTCATCTTCCAGAAGTGCGATGATTTGAGTGATTTTTCCTGCTACCATTTTTATTGCTTGCTCATGTCCATACCACATCTCAACCACTTCGCCCTCTTGAGCTGATACTTGAGATTTGAGAAGCTCGATATCTGCGCAGCATGTAAATGCTTTGAAGTTCTGACTCTCTTGATATTTAATAAGTTCGGTACCATTACTCCTCTTGCTACTAAACATTACGCCATCAGTTGTAAATGTGAGATAAACCCCATTCTTATCGTATTCGCTTACAAATAGAGAAAGTCTATCAAGTACATTTAACAATGCTCCCTTTGGCAATTTGCATACGCTATCAAACTCAGTCAATACATATGCCTCGATTGCTTCTACCGGATAATCTTCGATGCCATCAAGCTCTGACCCATAGAGGACCACATTGTTTGTAGTAAATAGGATTTTATTCTTGACAATCTCTGCCGTAACTTTTTCCTCATCCATGATGGATAATAGCTCAACCAAATCAGTTGGAAGCAATATCTTACGTGGAAGGACCTTAACCTCATTACTACATACCTTGAAGGTATCGGTGGTGATTACCTTATCATCAAAATAATATCCAGTCAAACAAGGAACTTCCATTGTCTCTGCCACTGCCGCTTTATTGGAGTTTAGGATTGTCTTGATGGTTGATAGATTGATTACAGATTTCTCTGCTTTCTTATGGTCGAATTTGTAATCTGGAAACTTAATCAACTGACCTTCTTCATCAAGTGGAAGTTCGATATTATAAGTACCATTTCCTTTTACTTCCAAGCTACTCTCTTTTAATGTCAGCGTGATGGTCTCAGTCGTTGTCTTCGCCACCAATTTGCTGAACAACTCCGTCTGCACCACTATATAGAATTCCTCCCCCTCAACTTTATCAATGATTTTAAGGGTATTGGCAGCATCTGTGGTGATGAGGGTCAAGACCCCATCCTGCCATTGGATTGCCATTAGTGATGTGATTGGAATCATCTTATTATTAGATGCTCCCTTGATTGCTTTTGATACCATCTCCTGCAATTTGAGTGTTTTAAGCGTGAGCTTCATAGTTTGTTGCCTCCTCTTTTTATTTTTTAATCTGTTTATTATCATAAGTAAATAATGTCTTTACTTCTGATTTACCTTTTTCATATGATGATACTAAATGGACTACTTTATAGGTTACTGGTAAAATTACTATCTCATACCCGGTCTTGATTAGTACCTGGGTTATAGTCATAACCACCAAGGATTCTACTGGCATCAATCCTATAAACGCTATTGGCAAGAATATCAAGCTATCTACTAATTCGCCTGCCATACTTGATAAAATGGCTCTAAATCCAAACCCTTTATGAGTCGTTGGATATTTTTCTTTCATCTTTTTAAACAATTTATCATTTACCAAATCTCCAATCATAAAGGCTAACAATGATGCGAATAAAATTCTTGGGGTATTTCCTAATACGGTTTGGAAAGCTTCTTGGTGAGTCCAAAACGAAGGAGCTGGGGTTGCAATAACTAAACTAAATACAATTACCATAAATAAATTTGCTGCAAATCCCATGTAACAAGTTAACCTACTCCATCTATATCCATATACCTCGGAGAATAAATCTGATAGAATATAAGTTATTGGAAAGATAAATACTGCTCCTGTCATTACGATACCAAATGGTAATAGAACCTGCTTTGATGTTATTACGTTACTGATTAATAAACTTACCACGAATACCAAAGTTAAAACTAACTGTAAAAAACTAATATTATTGGTTTTTTTCATTGTGGTTTCCTCACTTTCTTCTTTTTATTTTATTTTTAGTATCTATATAGAGGGTCATTTGACCTCTTGTTTATATGATTATCGCTTCCTATATTATATAGAATCTTTCATCAATCGGTAAAGTATTTTATTTTAATATTGGGTCAATCCATCCATTCTCTTCAAATGCTCTCAATCTATCAAGACAGGTACCACAGGTTCCGCAAGGTTTATCTTGCCCCTCATAGCAACTCCAGGTTAGATGATAAGGAGCCGCCAGAGCTAATCCCCATTCAACCACCTTGGTCTTTGTTTTATTGATTAGGGGAGCTTTTACACTGACCTTTCCATAAGTACCAAGATTGATTGCTTTTCCCATTGCCTCAGTAAAATCAACCGTACAATCTGCATATGCCGCTACCGCTACATCATCTGCGTGAGCCCCAAGATAAATATCCGTCTCATCATCTGGATAAATGCTCAATGCCAATGATGCTACATTTGATAACATCAATCCATTTCTAAATGGAACATAAGTATTTACTATCCCATCTTTTGACTTCTTAATCTGCTCCGCATAACTTGAGTGGTCAATCTCTTGATGATTATTACTTAAAAGAGTACAGTTTTTATTATATCTCATTACCTCCGACAAATCTATCTGATAATTGGTAACTCCATAATACTCTGCAATCTTCTCTGCCTGCTCAAGTTCTCTACTATGCTTCTGACCATAAAATATAGATACTGTCGATACATTTTCTGCCCCTAATCTATCTATTGCTATTGATAGGCAGGTGGTGGAGTCAATCCCACCACTACTTAATACTAATGCTTTTTTCATCTTGTTTTCCTCCTAAAATAAACTAATTTTTTTTGTTGTAATATCTAATTTGGTGAAATAATAAACTGGTAGTCCTAAATGAGATAACATTTTGAAATACGGGCTACCCATGATTGGTGATGGATTGTAATAGAGTACCGCATTATACCCTTTCTTATCCATTTTCTCTCTGATACCCTCTCCCAACTTCTTAAAATCATCATCAGTCAGTTGAGATGGGTGAACATCATAGTCGGTATATAACTCATCCTCAAGACATAAACCATGCAAATCACTGAGGGTTCCAAACTCATGTTTATTAGAAATCATCATTTTATAGAAATTGATATTCTTTGACCCAAGATATAATTCAGATGGTTTATAGTAACCACCATCATCTTTTTTCTGAGCTGAGCATCCCGTACAAATTAATAGGTTATGCTCTGCCACTATCTCCTTAAATTCCTTGCTGCTATCAATGGTCTTGATACCCCAAGTATTAGAGATATGATTCTTATAATCAGTCCAAACATTCATCTCATTTCCTCCTTAAAATAATGATAGCTTTTTAGGACCTGGTCGATATTGTAAAGCATTTGCTTTCTTATTCATATATCTCGCATTAAACATGATTCGGTTATCTCTTGATTCTCTCAATTCATCCAAGGTAAACCCAAACTCTGATATCAATTCATTAAAAGTCTCTTGATGATGTTTTGGAAGATGAGAATAATGCTCTGGTAACTTTGCCATTTGGTCGCTCACTGCGATGATTCCTACCTCGGTAATTATACTTCCATTTGCTCCGGTCATTATCCAGCTCGTTGAGTCTGCGGATGTGATTGGATATTGCTCAAGTAATGGAAATGATGTCATTCCAAAAGCATGAGTCTTGACATTTGGATTACTTGATTTCTCAATAATCTTGAAGCAAGCATCAAGAAATGCTTTCTTTACCGGAGTTGGTTTTCCTACCATACCACCAAGTGCTATATATGGTATATGTTTTCCATCTTTATCAGTCCACTCAAGCGCTTCCTTCAAATAGTTATATGGTTCGCCAACATGGAAAGTATAAAGTAGACCATCTGGGTTTTTCATCTTTGGTCTCATATATAGGTAATTCTCCCAGGTTGCTCTTGCCGCCTCCTCAACTTGCTCTTGAGTATGACCTTTTACTCTATCTCCTGGGATTACATCTATCTGACCATATAAATCAATGAAATCCGCTCTTTCATTTATCCAATTGATATATTCATCAACATCAATCTTCTTTCCTCTGGTCCATGCCGAGAACGCTCCTGAGTCGATAAATAGCTTCTTGGGCTTAATTTTCTCTTTATATTTATCAGTTGCTTTCTTGCCTTCCAGATAATTGAAAAGCATATTTGCCTTGACCTCTCCGGTCACCACTTCCATGATATTTTCTTTTTCTGGTCCTACCAAATATAAATCCATAATATATTTATCCCTCATTTCATCGCCAAAATTTTCGGTGCCTGCGAAATATAAATCCATAAACGCTTTCCTCTCTTCCTCGGTCATCTTTGCCATATCGGTCAATATATAATCAACCACTGCGGCTCTCTTGACCTCTCCTACCTTATCAACTCCTTTAGGACCGGTAGGATGAATATAAGAAAGTAATACATTAAAATCATCAATCAACTTTTCTGGTACTGCCTCTGGAAATCCTCTGGTATCTCCAGCTAAATAAATCTTGAAATCTCTCATAAAGTTATCCCACCTTTTATTGAAGATATATTTTTCCGCTCTGGTCTGCATATTCAGATAACTAAATAATCTATTATACCCTTGACCATATATATAAGCACACCTCTGCGGAAATCCATCACCAGCAAAATACATTTCCATTTCACCACCTGCC